AAGCCCATGCCCATCGGCACAACGGTAAAGCCGTCTCCCTCAAGGTCTGTGATCAGCTGCGTAGCATTCCATCGATCGGCTGCGATTTCCTTGATATTGTACATGGTGTGCAGCTCATTGATCGTTTTCCGTACAAAGTTATAGTCCACCACATTGCCCTCGGTGATATGAAATAGCCCCATGCGCTCCCATACATCGTAGGGAACATGGTCTCGCCGTACACGGAGGTCAAGTGTTTCTCTTGGAAGCCAGAAGTGCGGGACAACGATGTATTTGTCGCTCTCATGCAGCGGAGGAAATACCAGTACGAAAGCGGTAATGTCGCTTGTACTCGAAAGGTCAAGTCCTGCATAGCACTCCCGTCCCCGCAAGGATTCCAAATCAATCGGCAGATTTCCTCTGTCGTAGATATGCTCCGGGATCCATGCGACCGCGCTTCCGACCCACTGATCGAGTCTCAGCTGACGGAATACATTTTCTTCCGCAGGATTGGTCAGCGCCTCACGGTGTGCATCCCGGACGCGGTCAATGGTGATCGTATGCCCGAGAGACGGGTTTGCTTTGTACCATGATTCTTCGGCGTTCCAGTCGTCATCATCGTTCAAGCCATACTTGAAAGACTTGCATTTTTATGGTATACTTGGGTACGATGGAATAGGATCTCTCATTTTCGGGAGCCCCGGGGTAGTATATAATCAGCGGTCGGAAGGCAGGGTCACAGCCCTGCTGATCCGCCGCTTTTCTTATCGGTACAGATGCCTTGTGCTGCGCTCGTAGGCTTCATAGAGGAATTCGGGGTCGAATCCGAATGAGCGGTAGCCGAGCACGCAGGTCCAGAAATATCTCGGTGTCGGTTCGCCGAGCCTGCGCTTTTCATTCATGATGTACACAAAGCCGTTGGTCTGGAGTGTCTTGCCGCTTTTCGTTCTGCGCACCGGAAGGCTGATTTCTTTCTTATAGTAGCAGACCGGGCAGCCTTCGTAGCGGTCGAGCATATGCTCGTGCTCTTCAGTGACTTCCCATACTGCGACCGGAACAACACCGTCTGCCTTCGGCGCAATGGTCAGGTAGAATCCGGTCTTGCTGCCCTTGAACAGCAGCTCGTAGCCCTCCAGAAGTGCGGTCCCGACCACTTTTGCGCCGGGGCATCGCATCTGCATCTGCTTGCGGTTCAGATTGCTGCCGTATGCGAGGTAGTATCTCTTCTTGCTCATGTTATCGTCCTCCGTTCGGGTATTTGGCGGGCGCTGCCCTTGCCGTTGTGTCACATATTACCATACCCTTCGGAGCTTATCAAGCGGGTGAATGTACAGATCATAATGCCTGTTTTTCGCCGTTTGTTGTACAAATTATGCCTTGCCGTAAATCGCGCCGTGTGGGGCGGAAACCGAAACGGGGCAGCTGTGACCCGCCCCCTGTCAAGTGGACAGAGAAAAAAACAAAAATATTCTATGAAGTGACCAAAAGCAATCTGTGCAATTTGTGCAGGCTGCTTTGTTATTAGCATCAATTGGCAAGCCACTTTCGCAGAGAGGAGCGAAGCGACGAACGGAGAAAGTGGCTTGCCGCAACGCCCGCCCGATTATGCAGCATACGCATTGTGGTACTCTATTGGTGTCATACAACTCAGCTTGATCTGGTATCGAGCAGTATTGTAGTATCTGATGTATTCTTCAATCGCCGCAATTAGGCTTTCCCTATCCGTAAACTTGCGCAGATAATACATCTCAGATTTAAGTATTCCCCACCAGCCCTCCATCGGTCCGTTGTCAATACATCTGCCAACTCTGGACATGCTCTGTATCATTCCGGCATCGACAAGTTTCTGGTGGAATATTTTGTTGGTATACTGAAATCCTCTGTCGCTGTGGAAAATCGGATGAGCATCAGGATTCAGTTTAACAGCTTCATCAAATGTGGAAAACACAAGTTCGTTGTTATTGCTGTCCCCAATCTTGAATGCGACAATACGCCTGTCATACAAGTCAAGAACAGCGCTCAGATAAAGTTTCTTGATGACCGGTCCAACATAATATTTGAACTCCGTCACATCAGTGAGCCACTTCTCATTTGGCTTATCTGCGTGAAAATCTCTGTTCAGAATATTTTCGGCTGTAATCTGCGGTGTTGATGGGATATATGTATACTTCTTGACACGGGTGACCGATTTCAGATGCAGCATCTGCATCAGTCTATAAATTCGTTTCTTATTGTAATGTACCTCATGTTCCCGATTGATCACAACTGTCATCTGACGATACCCCAATATTCCATTATGCTCTTCATAGTGCTGCTTGATCCAATCAACAAGCTGCTCATTTTCCTGTTGCCTGTGACTCGGCGTTCTTCTCAGCCACTTGTAATAAGCTGAACGAGCTATATGAACGATATCACAAAGTTTTTGAATGGGATATTTTTCGGTTTCATTCAGATATTTGACAGCAAGATATTTATCTTCATTTCTAACTCCATTTAATGACCACCCCCTCTCAGTTCCCTGAGTTTTTTTAACAGTTGATTCTCCATTTCCTGATTTCTCAGCTTCGCTTGCAGTATCTTGACCTCCATCTGAAGTTTCTCCATTTCGGTCATTTCATCTACAGTTTTACGCTTACCACGACGGTCGATTAATCCGTCTGCTCCCTTGGTTTCATATTTTCGTACCCATGAGCAAATTTGCTGATAAGATACGCCATATTTCTCCATTGCGAGATTGTAGTTCCTGCCGTTTTCTATGCAGTACAATACAATCTCCATTCGCTCTTCTTGTGTGGTTTTCCTGCCATTTTTCATGATATTTCCTCTTTCCGAGCTTTTCCGCTCTTCATTGTTCATATCACTATTATAGCACTTTATCCATCGCCTTAAAATAGATCTGCTGCTAATTTTATACTTTAGACATATTTCATCCTGACTTCCCTTGCCGGACAAATAATCACTGACTGCCATCTTCTTGACAGCTTCTGAGTATTTTTTTGATGAAGTGCGAATCTTTATGGACTCAATTCCCTCTGATTTAGCGCGAAGAACGAGCCGTCTGAACTCTGAATAACTGACACCATACTTTTGGGCAATTCCCGGCAGCGTTCCTTTTCCGTCCAAATATTCCTGTACCGCTGACATTCTCTCTTCATCTGTTAATTTTGCATTTCTTGGCATACTATATCCTCCTTAGTGTTTTTTGTTCTGTCTACTCTAAGGGGATTATATCAGCTTGTCGGAGGATACCTATAAAGCCCCACACGGGCGAACGTAGCGCGTTCAGCGTTTGGTGATGGAGTCCATCCGAGCCTGTTCCAGAACTGCTATGTCCAGTCCATTCATTTCATGGCCCTTGCGGATCACATCGTAATAATAGGGGCTGGGCGGTGCGATGCCCTTGGGGTTCATGATGTAGACCATCGCATCGACAGTCCTGCCGTCCAGCTCGACCTGCACAGTCTCCCGGCGATAGAGCCGAGGATACCCCTCGTAGCGGTCGAGCGGGATCTCATCCGCGGGCTTGATGTCCCAGAGCAAGACGGGGACGCTGCGGTCGGGGTCGGGCTCGATGGTCGCCACGCCGTTGAATACCAGTCGGTAGCCGTGGAGCGTGCTTGTGCCGAGGACTTCGGCAGTGGGGCATCGCTGTTGCATATGCTCGATGTGAAGATTTGAGCCGTAGGCTAAGTAGATCATTTTCCTTCCTCCTTGTCACCGGTGATAATGGTGAAATCGTCTACGCCCTCGATCAGCGAAAGCGTTCTGCCGTCCTTCCAGATCATGTGAATATTGCCCCCGTCATCAACATATTGAACCTCGCCGATCATTCCGTCCGGAATCGGCGCATAGGGATCGTCCATGTGGTTCAGGCGGATGCGTGTACCTGCGGGATAACGCTCCCGCAGGGCTTGAAGCTGTCGTTCATTCGGAAACTGCATCGTTTTCTTCCTCCTCGGTCTGTTCGGTCTTGGCAGCCTCACGCTTTGCCTTTTGCTTTGCTTCCCAGCGCTCACGCTCCGCATCGTTGCGGAAAGCCGAATGACCGGAAAGGTTCTCCATCAGACGCTTGCGGTCTGCCTTGCAGTCTGCTCCGTTTAGTCCAAGGCGGATCAGCCAGACGCGGAGCGAATACTTCTCGTTGCTGTCGTCAACATCCTTTGCCTGCACTCGCTTCTGTATCAGCGCCATGCGGTTCATCGCTCCGGCGAGCTTCATGAAGGTCTGCACGTGGTCGGCATCCTGCGCCTCACCGAAGCCGTCAAAGGTGAGCTCGTCGCTGTCAAAGGAAATGCCGTTCAGCGGCGGATTCGTTTCATCCCATTCCCGGATAAAGGCAATCAGCTCGTGGACGCTGCGGAACTCTTGCTTGCCGATCTCATCTGCAAGACTCTTGTCTGCGGAGAAGTTTCCGCCGGTCGCCTTGCTGAGCAGCGCGCCGCGGGAGTGGATCATGCAGATGAGGTTCGTAAGGCTCTGCACCGTGTGGTCGGCAAGCGGAAAGCTGATGCTTGCGCCTACCGGAAATC